CGAACTATGATTGGTGATACTATTAGGGAATATTTTGAAAATCAATTGAAAATCGTGAAAGACAAAGAAGACATGAAAGAATACAAAAATATTCTGGATTATATGAAACAAATATGCGGTAAAAGCAAACTTTCTAACGTTTCTGCCTTTGTAATGGATAAAATGTATAGTGAACACTGTGATACAGAAGATATATTTGATAATAAACCATATATATTTGCGTTTAAAAATAAAGCATTTGACTTGAAGACTGGATTGCCTTACGATATTAAAAAAGAAGATTACATAACACAGAATACTGGACGTGATTATGTTAAACCTACCGATACACAAATAGCAACGGTTGCGAAAGTATTCCAAAGCATTTTCCCCGACCCTGAAGTAGGTAAGTGTTATCTTAGTGTGTTAAGATTATGTCTATCCGGAGAACATCCAGAGAAATTATTTATTGCAAACGGCCAAGGCAGAAACGGCAAGGGCTTGATAAACGAACTTGCATTTAAATTGCTGGGACAATACGCTTATAAAATGTCAATTGAAGTTTTAACCAAAGAAGTGAAAAAAACCGGTGCTAATCCGGAACTGGCCAACCTACATAAAATGCGTATGGTAGTCAGTAGCGAACCTGAAGACGGATGTAAAATACAAACTGGATTTGCAAAAGAATTAACGGGTTGTTCTGAAATCGCTGCTCGTGGTTTATACTGTGGAGTTACTACCACTGTGTTGTGGATGGTCTTGATAATTGAATTAAACAAGAAACTATTGTTGAGCGGACGCATGGATACTAGTGTACTGGAGCGGATAGTGGATATTCCTTTTGAGAGCACCTTCGTATCTAATCCTGACGATGTAGATGAAAGTAGGGGCATCTACCAAGGCAATTTAGAATACAAGACCGAAGTATGGCAAATAGAACATTCTTGTGCTTTCTTTCACTATATTTTGGATAATGCACCTGCAAAGCTCTACATCCCTGAGCGTATTAAGAATTTATCAAAGCAATATGTATTAGGTAGCGACGAGATGTATGGATGGGTATTGGAAAATTATGAAACAACGGCAGACAATACAGAATTCGTAAAGTTGAAAGATGTGTTTGACTTATACAAAGCTAGTGATTTATATTCTAACCTTACTAAATTAGAGAAAAGAAATCTTTCCAAGAAAGCGTTTAGCGAATTGATTAGCAACCATATCGTCTTGAAGAGACAGTTCCGTACGGGTCAATCAAAAATTAATGGAAAGAAAATTGACTGCGAACGTATACACGGCCTTAAATTGAAACCGCCCGACGATTGTGATACTGACGACGAGGATTTGGGCGGCGATTGCTGAGAAGGAAGAAAGGGAAGAAATCCTGCCCCCTGATTCGTAAAACTATTTTGAAATCTCCTCTCATGGGCTACTTTGTCATATTTGGGGCACGATTTCTTCCCTTTCTTCACTCCCCTTCTTACCTCTATAGAATATATTCTATATTCCTTCCTTCCTTGTAAAAAATAATAATAATAATATAATAATAATAATAATAATAGTTAGTAAATCAAGTATTTCACTTCTAATTAACGGGGACGCTACAGAACCATCGGCGAACCTTCCCTAACTCATAATAACATATCCAATTTTTTGTTTGTATATGTTATGGATTCTCTGCTAAATAAACTCCGCCTGAATTGTGTCTTACAAGCGAAGCGGCACACCGCTAATTATCTCTATTACAAACACACGGCAAAAATGTTTGAGATACCTACTATTATATTGTCTGTATTTTCTGGTAGTTTTACGGTAGGCTCAGATGTGTTTTTAGACCAAGAACTCATTAGCGTCGTATCGTGTGGTATCTCTATAGTCATTACTATCCTCACGTCTATAAAGTTGTATATGAAAATAAACGAAAGTCTTGCCATAGAACAAGAATTATCTATAAAGTTTAAAATCTTGTCGTTAGACATTTATAAGTTTTTATCCTTAACACAAGAACAAAGAGGTATAACCGAATTAGAGTTTTTAAACAAAGCATATACGTCTTATGTGAAACTGGTGGAACAGAGTGCAGTTATTCTCCTTAACGAGAAACGCGACCATTTAGTTAAGATTGAGATGTACGAAAATGATGATAGTAGTAGTGACGGTAGTAGTAATAATATCATCATAAATGCTCGTGAAGATGCTCTCTAAAGTCTCATAGGTGTCTCTTTGATATATTGATTGGTTACTGCTTGTTGCTCTATGTAATCTAATTTTAATACAACGCTGAGACTTTGTAATTCGTCTATATTAATCACATCGCCACTATTGTCAATTAGCTGTATTTGTATGTTCTTCAAAGAATCGTTGGTTAATAATTTAATAGGTGACTCATATACTGCTTTATAGGTAAGGTTGTCGTCGGATTGTAGGTACTCCATTACGGGTAAATCGTTGGAAGATGAGTAATAATTTTGATTCGCTAAATTAATTTTTAATAATGCTTCGCTGTTTGTTTGTGTCTCCGCAAAGACCGCACACGCGTGTGCCACGTTAATGTAGCATTCACGCCGTGATTCCGATATTACGGGTAAGTCGTTCCATATAGCAACGCCGTTCGCCTTGATACCTTGCTCGCTATTCAGAAACAAGTATTTAGACGGCATATAATATAGTACTAGATTTTATTTAAAATACTTTTTTTTATCTGCGTTGCTTATTTTGAGTATCCGAAAAAAGCTTTTTGCAGTCTTATAAATTCTTGTTTTACGATTTATATCACCATATTTCATAAGTCCTTTGCTGTCTTTCATAACATCAGAAAAATTATCATACAACCAAATAGCATTTAATAAACGGCACTCTTGGTCGTTGTATATCAAAAGGATAAAGGTCATTTATATTAGTGTATATATTATTTTATTCAGGTTTTCTCGGGAAGACCATTCCTTCTACCCACACACTAGGTAAGTTTCTAAGCTTTTTTCGGTAGGCTAACCACGCTTTTCTATTTGGGTAGTCGGCCACTACACGAAAATCGCTCTCTTTTAACAACTTATTTCTTTTTTCTCTTATTACATCTAATTCCATTTCAGTCCATAATTTATCCAAATGTTCTTTGGACGGCACTTCTCCATATTCAAACTGAATACTATCATAAGAATTGTCTTCCAATCCAAACCCTACCTCTGGATAATGTTTTTCTAACACAGAAACGTAGTCCACCATATTATAAGGTTAGAAAATAAATTAGGTATTTCCAATATAATAACCCGCCAAAAAAGAGTGTGACCCATAATATCTTAATGTTCCATTTATAACAAATGCTTTGATATCTTGTCCTGCTACCGCGTCCACAATCATATTGCCTGTAAATGTATTTACATCACGATTGGCACTATCAGAAACACATACAAGATATGTACCTGCTCCGCCATTTAAGTTATAGTATGAATTGTTTAGTTTTAGTCCAACTCTAACTTGTCCAGCTGAATCTGTAGTGAAGCTTATACACAAGGTTATAGAATATTTGCCTGTATATTTTGGTCTAAAACTATCACCATTTTGTATGTTTGACCCTCGTCTTGTTAGAGTCCACGATACATCCGCGTTCGTGCCTTTAGTGATTTTATCATTTCCTGCTGAGTAATGAAAAGCGTCTAAATCGCAATCCAATTGTCCGCCGAATTGTGCTCGATTTGTATCTGTATGTAAAATAAGAGGCCACTCTCCATTTACTTGACTCCAAACTTCGCTATTGGATACCCCCGATAAAAAAAACATTTTGTTAGAGTTCATATGTATCATTCCCGACCTGTCGACTGTATCTTTAAAAGTAATTGTTGGTTCTTCTCCCGTAATAACTAAACCTTTGCTTTGCCCGTCCGCATCACCTATATCTACTCTACCTATTGTTTGTATAGTAGAAGCATTTAAGGTGCTTGTATTGACATTTGAAAAATTTACGTTTGCTGGTAAAACGCCACCGCTACCTGCTGAACTAATTGTATTCCCATCGATGGTTATGTTTGAACCAGCCACAAGTTCTTTTTGATAACCTACTATATTAGAAGCGTTGATTTCGCTAACATTCACGACGGAGGCATTCAAATCTTCGTCTAAGTTTATATAGGAAACGTTAATAAGCACCGACTCAAACGACTGGATATACCCAGAGCCAAAGTCGCAATTCGCTCCAATAATTTCACTCACATTCACGACGTTGCTGCTATTTATAAATTCCGCATTCACGCTGGAAAAATTAGTGTTAGCAGAAGTAGATATGGTATTCCCATCGATGGTTATGTTATCTCCAGCCACAATTGTTTCTTGATAACCTACTATATTAGAGGAATTAATGCTACTAAAATTACCTTGACTTATGTTTGCGGTTCCACCACAATTGATATTAAATAAATTATTATTCGTTGAGTCCAATCCTATGG